CTCGCCCTGCGGGACGTTCGTCTTGATGACCTGCTGCATCACTGCACCTCGACGATGGTGACGCTCACCCAAGCGTGGTTGCGGTTCTCGGTGGTGGTCTTGAGCTTCTGCGCGAGGTCGGCCCGGCCACACCAGCCCATGTTCTGGTAGGTGTCGTAGTAGCCCGCGAGACGCTGCTTCTGGATGCCGTCGAGATCGCGAGCGACCATCATGTATTCGTAGTCCTGCGCGCTCTTGCAGCCGTTCAGCTTCTTGACCGCGCTCTCCATCGCGCTGGCGCGGCGCTCGGCGTTCTGCTCGACGGTCTCGTAGAAGCGCTTGTCCAAGAAGCTCGACTTGCCGCTGGCCATCTCGGTGTAATAGGCGAAGTCCTCGCGGTGGCGCCTCCGGGCCTCCTTGCTGCTGGCCCACAGAACGGCGGTGACCGACGAGGGCAGCGCGAAGACCGTGTGGGTGTAGGTCCGGGTCTTGCTGGTGCGGGTGTGGGTCTTGCCGGCGGGGTCGATGGCGGTGAACGTGGTCATGTCGATCTCCTTGGTTGGTGACCCCTCATAGCATCGTACGCTGCAAGGGGTCAACCATTATTTTGTGGTTATGGTCACAAAAGCATCGAGGACCGGCCAGTCTCAGGTTTTCCCGGTCTTCAGGCCGCGCCGGGTCATCTCGGCGCGGAGCAGGATCATGGCATGGGGGTTCGCGAAGAACGCCCGCAGCCGGGTCTTCGCCACCCTGTAGATGGCGGCGACCGTCTTGTCGCTCATGGTGGTCAGGTTCACTTGTCCAGCTCCTTCAGCATTTCGTCGGCGGCCAGCACGGCATCCGCCATGCTCCCGCCCCGTCCCTTGATGATCATCGCATGCATGGCCATCCCAGCCAGCCAGAGGCGGTCTGCAGGGGTGCGGCGGGGCTTCTTGGGGGTGTCACCTGCCAGATGGTCGCGGATGGCCTGCAGGCCCCGTTTCCCGATGCCCGGCAGGGCAAGGATTTCGCTGTCGGTCATCCCGCGCAGCTGGTCTTCCGAGATTCCCCGCAGGGCGCGCTCCCAGTGCTGCATCACAGGGCCTCCATCTTGCAGGAGACGACCACGTCGTCCTCGATCTCGTAGGTGATCTTGTGGGTGTCTTCGTGATGGCGCTGACCGCAAAAGCGCCCACCGATCCGCCCGAAAAGCAGCTGGGTCTTCCGTTCGACCTCCAGTCGGTAGGCGAGGGTGCGGCTGCACCAGACGTGGTTGCAGACCGCCCGGTCTTCGAGGTCGGTCCTGACCGATGCGCCGTCCGTTGCGACCATCAGCGGCTGGATACGCTGGTCGCCGCGCAGGTGTTCGGGGCGCTTGCCGTCGGGCAAGGCGATCCACGGGCCGTATTTCTTCGTCATGTCAGAGCTCCAGAACTGAAAGATTGCTGCGGTTGATGACCCACGTCCGGTAGAACATGGTCTTGCGACGGACGAGGCACCCGTCGACCCTGTAATCACCATCGGTCAGGACGGTGATCTTGGTGACCTGCACGCGGCAGGTATCGTCTTCGACGCGACGACGCAGGGCGTCGATGATCTCGATGAAGTCAGGCATGGCGGACCACCCTGACGTCATCGAATTCACTCTTCAGGATGCGGGCCAGATCGACCAGTCGCTCGGCCTCGAAGGTGCCAGCAGGGAGGTCGACCGAATAGACATCCGTGGTCAGGTAGTAGCGGATGGGGAACACCTGACCGCTCGAGAAGATCACGCTCATGCCGCCACCCGCGCCGTCATCCCGGCCTTCTTCGCGATGCTCTTGGCGGCGCGCTCCGAGGTCATGCCCCAGACGCGGGACCAGAAGGCCACGCGGGTCGAGTTGATCTCCACGACGCCCGTCTTGACGTCCACGACTTCCCAGTTTTTCGCCATCGCGATCTCCTTTGGTTGGTTCCCCACAAATGCCAGTTCGTACGATTGCCGTCAACAAGAAAATGTTGCTAGATGCACAAAGTTTTTGTTGCATCGTACGATGGATGCTGTATGAAGGTCTCACCAACCAAGGAGGCCACCATGTCGATCAACGTCAACATCCCCCTCGCCGACCGCTATGCCGCCGCCAAGGCCGCTGCAGACGCCGCCAGCGCGGCGCTGGACGCCCTCAAGGCCGAGGTGAAGGCCCTCGGGCAGGAGACGCTCTTCGGCATCACCTGCGACGTCACCCTGAGCCTCTCCGAGCAGCGCCGGGTCGACGCCAAGCTGATGCAGAACTTCCTGACCGAGGATCAGATCAACGCCTGCAAGAAGCCGGTCATCGTCGAGACCATCCGGGTTAAGCCCAAGGGCATCAAATCCTGACCTCACCGAGGCAAAAACGAAGGGAACCCCCGGAGACGGGGGTTTTCTGTTATGCACTCGGTACCTATGTTATGCACTCAACCTATTGATTTTGCTCAATTCCTGAGTGCCTATGTAAGCATAGTGCTTACCCTTATAGATACAATCTTTTCCCTACTCAAAAACCACCCCCTTAAGAGACACTTTTTTTATACATCCAGAAAAGGAGGCTTAGGGATAGACACTTAAGAACTATCTTCTATAGAGATATAGTATAATATATCTATAGTTATCAATGTCTTAGTAAAATAAACTTAGAACTCGAGTGCCTAGATCGACCCTGCGTAACCACCCACCCCATTGCATAGGCACTCTGGTTGTTGCCGGATGTTATAAAGTAAGGTATATGGGCATCAGGACCACAACCAGAGTGATGGAGAACGACAATGGATGACCTGATCCTCGTATCGAAGCAGATCGCAGCGGAAGGGCAGGGCTGCAGGTCGAAGGGCCGGCCCCTGAACAGCACCTTCTCCCTGAGGAGCTATGACGGCGGCAACACCATGATCCTGTCCCTCCTGCCCGAACTGGTGAAGGATGGCGACCGCATCGACTTCTACCTCTCGAACGCGGGCTTCGCGGTGATGATCTCGCCAGCTGGGGAGCGGTCGATCACCAAGAGCAACAAGGCTCGGACGGCGGGCGTGCCGATGGCCGTGCGGAACAGGCTGCGCCTGCCCGAGGGGACGACCAAGATCAAGTTCTACGAGGACCGGGGGGACGGCATGTACTTCTTCCCCTTCGACCAGTTCTCGATGGCATGAAAAAAGGGAGCCTTTCGGCTCCCTTCTTACTTCTCCCACGGCGCTTTCGCCACGCTGACCGGAACCTTGGGGATTTCCCCGAAGGACGTGTAGCCTCGATCCGGGACGAGGACCGTCGTCTTCATTCGCCGAAGACCTTCTTGAACGGGAAGGGCGCATCCATCTTGTTGTCCTTGATGTGCTTCATGGTCAGGTGCGCGATGTCGAAGGCCCGCTCGACGACCTCGCCCGGCTTCAGGAGCTGGCCCTGCAGGCCCGTCCCGGTGTTGCTGGCCACCATGGCCCACTTCTCGATGAGGCTCACCGCAAGGCGCGCCTCGTCGCCCATGACGCGGTTCGCGATCTCGTGGCGCAGGTCGCCGTACTCGTTGACGATGACCGTCTGGTCTTTGACCTTGATCTGCTTCTTGGCCATGTCGGCCTCCTTTGGTGTTGGAAGAGGGGCGAGAACGCCCCTCCTGTTTACTTCGCGGCCAGCAGCGCCACGAGGGCGAGGCCGAGGGCGATGTCCCACATGCTGTTGACCAAGACCTGCAGCAGGACAAGAGCCAGTCCTGCGGCCAGAAGGGCCTTACGCATTCAGGTAGCTGCGCAGGTCGAGGCGGAGGATGTTGGCGACGCCGCCCAGAACCTTGAGCTCCTCGCCGCCCACGCCCTCGCCGTCGGCCCGGGCCACGTCGATGGCCACGCACAGGATCAGCTCCAGATCGTCGGAGGTGGACTTGCCCACCGCCTGCTCGATCTCCTTCTGGAGGCCACGGCGCCCCATCAGGCCGCCCTTGGCGCGCTTCAGCATGGCGTCGGCGCACTGCTCGATCTGCGAGGGCTTGAAGGCCGTCGACAGCGTCGGGTGGTTGGTCAGGGCCTCCATGATCGAGCCGACCTCATCATCCTTGATGTCGCCGTCGGCGGCGGCGGTCAGCGCGCAGGCGGCGCAGGTGGCCTCCAGCAGGTCGGTGCGACCGGACATGCGGGACGAGGCGCCGGCAAGCTTTTCCTTCAGGCGGGCGAACATGGATCAGGCCTCATGCTTCTCGTTGGGGACGCGGATGGTCTTCTGGTCGACCGACACGTCGAGGACGGTCGCCGCCTTCAGCAGCTCCGAATAGTCGCCGGTCTCCTGCGCGTTCTTGGCGATGGTCAGGGCGGCATGGGCCTCGTCCAAGGTCGTGCCGACCGGGAGCTGGGCCTTGATCTTGATCTGGAGGACGTTCGCGTTTGCCATGGAAATCTCCTGTTTGGCGTTAGTTAACGGATGGTCTGATTGGTGATGACGTTGCTGGACAGCTTCTTCATCATCTCGGTCAGGGGGTTCAGGAAGTCGACGTCGATGCCGATGTCGCGACCTTGGTCGATCAGCTTGCCGACGGCATTGATGAATTCATTATGCTTCGTCTCGACGACGGACGGGATTTTGGCGATCTCGGCCTCGGTGGCGCGGATCAGGGCGTCCCAGCCGTCCTTGACGTCGACCGTCGGGAAGGCGGAAATCTCGTTGCTGAATTCGGAGGTGCGGTAGCTGATCTTGGATGCGATCTGGTCGCACCCGATCCAGTTGACGTAAAGGCAGACGTTCGGCTTGAGATAGCCCTTGTCGGCCATGATCTTCTGCAGTCGGAGGCACTCGGAGTTGAGCTGAGCGGCGTTCATGTCGGTATCCTCTTGGTTGGTTGGGATGTTTCTGTTCATATATCAGAGATGTGGGTAGTGCAACAGAATATCGTCGATTTTCTCACCGCTGTAGCGAATATCTGCCTCCTTTATCGTGCGGCAAATCTCCCTGACTCGCTCGGGCTTGATGCGGAACTCCTTTGCGACGCGGGCATTCGTCATGTGGCGCCTGAGCGCCAAGACATCCAGAATGAACTCATCTTCGGACCTCACGGGCTGCCCTCCTGACGCTAGATCGAAGGTTTTTGATGGTCCTATCGTCACGGTCGTTCTTGCCGCGCGAAAAGATGCCAACAAGACGACCCGCGACGACAAGCTTTAAGTGCTTGGCGCCTTCGTCGACGCGCCAAGCAATGCCTTCACTGGTGAGCAGGTCAAGCTCATCCTGCACCAGCTTCGGTATCTCACCCCTCGCCATCGGCGCGCTCCACGAAGCTGATGGACGCCGTGAAGCCGCAACGGAAGGCAATGGCGCCGATGTCGTGCAGGGTGATCTCCCGCGTGCCGGACAGCATGCTCCATTCCTCGGGCGTCGGCTCTACGCCGCTATGCAGGAAAGCTCGAGCAAGCTCGCCCCTGACGGACAGGATGAACAGGTCGATGTGGTCGTCTTTGATGATCACGGCTTGGCTCCCTCCAGCTTGGCGATGGCGGCGATCACACCAGCCCTCGCGTCCATCCATGCGGCCAACGCCCGACCTTTCGGGCCGTTTTTGCCGCCTCGATCTGCCCGGCAAGCCTCATACGACTGGCGCGTGTTGATTTCGTGCGTCACCGCCTCGACCAGCGCCGCCACCTCGGGCGCCGGGGCGCGGACGACCTGCGGCAGGGCGGAGCCTTTGGGCTTGGCGGCCTGCTTGGCCCTGATCTTCTCGACCTTGGTCCAGACGCGGGCCAACTCGTTCTCCGCCGCGTTGTGCATGTCCAGCCCGTGGGCAAGACAGTAGGAGGCGAGCGTGGTCATGACGCCGCCGACCTCCTGCGCCGGGTTGCCGACGTCGCGCGACCAGACGTACTGCTCCAGCGCCGCCACGCGCTCGCGCGGATAGTTGCCCGACTGGAGCAGCTCGAAGACTTCCTCCAGCAGCCGGTCGCCGCGCTCCAGTCGGTCAGAGCTGATCTCCTCACCGAAGCAGGTCAGCATCCACGACCGCACCCGAGACTGGAAGGTCTGCAGGCCCAGCGCCTTGTACAGCGACCGCGAAAGCCAGCGGATGCGGTCCTTGGCGGCTTCCTGCCAGACGATCAGGTCGAGGTCGCCCCGGTCGGCCATGAAGACCCGGTTCGCCAGATCGTCGTCGGTCATCTTGCCCTTGGTCAGCTTGGCCCGCTCGCAGTCATAGAGGTTGCCGTGGGGGTCGTCCTTGCCCTCTTCGCGCCACCGGGCGCCGGGGGTGGTCTCCGTAGCGGAGGGCAGGGCGGCGATGGCGGCGCGGTAAGCACTTGCGGGCGGCAGAAGCGCCAGCGCGTCGTCCTTGTAGATCATCTCGTGCGTCATTCGTCGCATCCTTTTTTGCGGTAGAAAATGTGGTCTCCGGATCGGGCGACCACCTCAAAATCCTTCGCCCAGTAAGGCGTGATGCTGGCCTCGTGGTAGTAGGTCGCTCCGGTGCAGAATTCGCACCCGTTCAGAAGCACATCGTATGCGATCATCTGCGCCCTCAGCCACGCTTCGGGCTCGGTCGGCTGGTCGGACTTACCATCGGACGTCCAGCTGAAGGCGCCGGGCTGCCAAACGACCGAGCAAACGTCGTCAGGAAAGTCCTCGTTCTTGGTGCGCTCCATGGTGACCTCGGCCACCAATTTCTGGCTATCCGGGTCTTGGTTGCGCGCCTCGAAATAGACGTTCATGGCAAGGCAGGTTGCAGCTGCGATAGTGATCATTCGCGCACCTTGAGCAGATTGAAGACCTCTTCCGGGATCAACTTCATGACCTTGTCGATCACGTCGATGTCTTTTTCGGCATTCAATTTCGTGATGAACTTCGAAAGCTTGAACTTCACGTTCATGATGCGGTAAGTCTCGTCGCTCTCGTCCTGAAGCTCCTGAGACCAATGGTGCAGCTTGAAAGAGGCGCTGCCAGAGACGTTGGACCCGTCTTTTCGGTAGCGTTCCCCGCCATTCACGATCACATGGCCAGTCTTGTAAACCTTCTCGACCTTGTGCCGGCGGACAATCCTGCGGGTCATGTCGTGGCCCCGAAGAACCACGATGACATCATCACCAACCTTGAACTCCATCAGAGACCCCACTTTTCAGCGCAGATGGGCCCAATGCCCATCTCTATGCTCGCTTTGTTCGTCAGCTTCCTGCCGCAGCAGGAGCACTTGCCAGTCTTCTGTCCGTACCGGACAGCGGCTTCCATCGGGTTCTTGGCGATGCGGATCAGCGCGGCGAGCGTGCCCGGGCAGGCATCCCAAGCGGCGCTGAACTCGACGCCATTGACCTTGCCCTGATAGGCATCGGTGTCGATCTCGACGACATAGAGCGCGCCGGGGTTGCGACCGGAGGCGGGCGCGAGGCTGATCTTCAGGCCCTCGGCGCGGTAGACGGGCCTCTCGAAGCCATTGGACACGGCGGTGTTGAACATCTCGCGGATGCGGGACAGATCGACGGTGCCCGACTGGGACGCCTTGGCCTCGAGCTTGTCCATCATGCGTTCGGCGGCCAGCATCTGGTTGGCATTGACGTACCGGCCACGGTCCAGATCAGCCAAGATCGTCCGGGCGAAGTCATTCCAGCTGGCCACCGTGCGCAGGCGGGCGGCGATGGCAGCAGAGCGGTTATCGGTCATCAGCATCTCAGGTCTCCCTTGGTTGTGTGATTACCAATAAGCCGCTTGTTGCTATTCGTCAAGCGGAATGAACGAGCTTGTATCGTACGATAACCTGCTTCGTGAAACGATGAACGCTGTTCTCGCGCTTGACGACCTTGGCTTCGACCATCCTGTCCAAGCACGCCTCGATGTCGGGCCGCTTGTACTTCCGGCTGAGGCGATTGACGATCACCCCGAGCGTCTCCCCGTCGGGGCCATCCACCATCTGGGCGATGGTCATCCGCATGGCGGTGGCCGGGTCGTCCTTCTGGCGGTCGTTCGCGGTGACCAGTCGCATCTTGGCCTCGATGTCGCGCTTGACCAGAGCATAGGCCCAAGTCACATGCTCCGCCGTGCGGAGGCCCTCGGGGATCGCGAGGATCAGGCTGATCTTCGAGACCTGCTCGTATCCGCGCATGGGGAGCGCCTCCAGTCCGGTCTTGGACTTGTGCTCGTAGGCCATCCTGTCGAAGAGGTCGATGATGTGGTCCAACATCCTGCCGGCCTCGGGCGTGGTCGGGATTTTGATCCGCTCGCCGTAATTCTCGACCCGGCCATTCCCCTTGGTGTTGTCGAACGATCCGCCCATCACCAGCTGCTGCATGGTCGCCTTGAGGCCATCGGGCATGGGGAGCTTCTTCCAGCCCTTCTTCGTCGCCGGGGTCGTGTCCTGCTCGATGCAGAGGATGGAGCGACCGATGAAGCCTGTCGTGGCGGCCTCGAAGGTCACCAGCTCGTTGAAGTTCTTCTCGGTCGTGTACCCGGTCATCGCGAGGAAGGGCCGGTCGATGCCGGCGTCGAGGGTGTCCAGCTGATAGGTGATCGCGGCGGCGCGGTTCACGAGGTGCGGCTTCTCCCCGCTCTCCTCCATGTGCTTCTCGATCTGCGACAGCTCCTTGCGCAGATGCATGCGGATGTCCTCTTTCAGGTCGCCGGAGACCAGCAGGCGGCCATCGGCCTTGGAGTAAGCTGACATCAGGAGGCCGAGGACGCCCTCGAGGTAAGAGGCGCCGGACTTCTTGGCGGAGTTGATCTTCTGGAAGAGGAAGCCGACCTCGTCCATCATGTACAGGGCCGACTGGTGCCGCGTCAGGTTCCGGGCGATCTCCTGCTCCGACTTGATGGTGCCGTGCACCGCCGCCGACATGCCGCAGACCTCCAGAACCTCGGCGGTGGCGCTCAGGATGCCGTCCTTTCCGGACCCCGATCCGGCGACGTTGAAGACGAACAGGTTCGTCGTGGCCCTGTCGCGGTCGTCGGTATAGGTCAGCCCGAACGCCGCCCCCATCGCCCAGATCGCGGACATGGATGCCAAGGCCTCGCGCTTGCGGCGGGTGCGACTTTCGATCCATGCCGCCAGCTGGCCGGCAAACCCCGGCGGGCGCAGAGGGTCGAATGAGCTGGTGTCGATGCCGATGATCTCGTCGGGCTTCTCGAACTCGAACTCGCGGTCGGGCGTGAAGGTCACCGGCTGGACGTAGCCGCCCTGCTCCGCGTAATGGATCAACGTCCCGAGGGTGACGGGATTTGCCGACCGCCCGAAGCTATGCCACTTGGTGGCCATCTCCGCTTCATCGTACTTCGCAGACCCCTGCGACCACCGATCCCAGAGGTCGAATGCCGAGCCGCTGGTCGCGTGATGCAGGGCCATGCCGACCTTGACCCAGACGTCATAGTCATCGACGTCGCGGACGTGCTGCAGCATCTCCTCGAGATCGGAGGGCGCCACATCGACCAGTCGCCCGCTGATGTCGGCGCGGTGGCGCTCCGGCACCCTGAGCATTTCCAGCAGCTTCGGCGGAACGTCATCGACGTCATCGGGCGACCCGAAGGCGACCTCGTACTTTGCCCCGCTTGCATGCATCGACCCCGGGCCGACCACGAACGCGGCGCCGCTTTTGAAGTCCAGTCCGGGGTATTCGCTCAGCTTGACCACCAGAGAGACGCCCTCTGGCACCTTGAAGTAGTAGTGCTTCGACCCGCCGCCCGAGCCGGTGTTGACGATCAGGCCGGAACCGGAAATCTCCGGAACGACCTCAAGCAGCTTCTCGAAGCTCTTCAGCCCACCGTTCCGGGCGTCGACATCGACCACCAGAACACCGCGCAGGGCGACGCCGTACCCGGTGCGGAACTGCTTCATCATCTCCATGGTCTCCAACTGCTCCTCACTCCAGTTCGGAGTGTGCTGCCAGTTGGAGACGCGAGGATGCTTGAAGAGGCTCTTTTCGGAGCACTTGGGATTACCGCATTCGCACTTCCCGTCTTTGCCGCGACCGTACAGGCCAAAGACGCGAAATCCAGCCTCCCAAAAAATGCGGTGATACATGCCGATCAGACCTCTTTCTGGAAGAGGTAGTCGGAAAGCTTCTTGATGGTCGAAAGAGAGAAGCTCTGATGCTCACGCTTGGCGATGTTGCGGATGGTGTTGACGTGCAGTCCGGTCGCTTCGGCGACCTTCGTCAACACGCGGTCCTTTAGGGCCACCCTGATGCGCGCCATCTCCGCATCAATGACCTTGGTGATTTTCTCGGCTTCAGACACGATTTTTGTTCCTTTCGTGAACTTCGTGTGTTGACAATCTCACAAGACGCCTCTAGGGTCAATGGTGTTGAGAAGGAGAAGAAATGAGCGTTCTTGAACAAATCTCGAAGCCGAAGCCGCGCCCGCTGGCTGTCACCATCATCGGTGAAGCGGGTCTTGGGAAGACCTCGCTCGGGGCCTGCTTCCCCAAGCCGATCTTCATCAGGTCGGAAGATGGCCTGAAGTCCATCACCCACAGCGCCATGCCCGACGCCTTCCCGGTCCTGAAGACCGTGGACGACCTCTGGCCTCAGCTCTGGGCTCTCGCCAAGGAAGAGCACCAGTACGAGACCCTCGTCATCGACACGGTCTCGATGCTGGACACGATGTTCACCGACTGGGTCGTGGACACCGATCCGAACAAGCCCAAGTCGATCAACCAAGCCCTCGGCGGCTGGGGCGCCGGCATGAACATGGTCGCCAGTCAGCACCGCCGCCTGCGCAAGGGCTGCGAATACCTGCTGGATCGCGGCATGAACGTGGTCTTCCTGTCCCATGCTGACACCACCACCGTCAGCCCGCCGGACGGCAACCAGTTCACCCGCTACACGATGCGGATGCACGAGAAGTCGATGCAGCCCTACATCGACAACGTCGACCTTGTGGGCTTCCTTCGCCTCGAGGCCTATACCAAAGGCGATGGCGAGGTGAAGAAGGCGATCTCCACCGGGGAGCGCCAGCTGGTCTGCCACGCCATGGCGGCCAACGTCTCGAAGAACCGCTTTGGCATCACCGAACCCATCGAGGTCAAGCTGGGCGAGAACCCGCTGGCCGCCTACCTGATCAAAGGAGAGAAAGCATGAACGACTTCTGGAACCTGTCTGACGGCGAAGACGCCTCCGCCTCCACCAACGGCGAGTTCGACGCCGGCGGTGGCAACATCGAGCCCATCCCGCCGGAGACCTCGGTCTTGGCCGCCATCGACGAGGCGAAGTGGGACAAGGACCAGCAGGGCAACCGGTTCATCTCGCTGCGCTGGAACGTCTTGGCGCCCGAGGAGTACGACAACCGCAAGGTCTTCCAGAAGCTCTGGGTGCTCGACGCCGATCCGCGCGCCAAAGCCGACAAGGTCGCCGCCAAGCGCGACAAGGCGAAGCGCATGCTGGCCGCCATCGACACGAACGCGGGCGGCAAGCTGCTGGCAAAGCCGGTGATGCCGACCGACGAGGCCCTGACGCTGCACCTGACCAACAAGCCCATGGTGGTCAAGGTCATGCTCTGGGAGATGCGCGACAGCATGACCGGAGAGATGATGCGCGGCAACTGGATCGGCGCCGTCGCCCCGAAGACCGCGCCCATCTCGTCGAAGGATGAGATCGACCGGTCCAAGGCCGATATGGACCGGGCCCACGCGAACAGCGCCTCGCAGGCCGCGAAGGCCAACCGCAGCATCGACGACGAAATCCCGTTCTGATCTGCCGAGGGGGGGGCTTCGGCCCCCCTTCACCACCAAAGCCAACCAGAGAGATAAACATGGAACAGAGATCGCCCGAGTGGTTCGCGGCGCGCAAAGGGCGCGTCACCGGCTCTATGGTGGGGGCAATCCTCGGCCTCGACCCGAACACCAGCCGGTCGGAGGCCATGCGCCGCATGGTCAGGGCCGCCCACAATGCCCCCAGCGAGTTCATCGGCAATGTCGCCACCGAATGGGGCAAGATGCACGAGCAGGAGGCCAAGGAGGCCTTCGAATACGAGGTCGGCCACGAGGTCGTCCCGGCCAGCTTCGTGGTCCACCCCGCGCTGGATTGGCTCGGCGCCAGTCCGGACGGCTATGTCGGCGACGAAGGGCTTCTGGAGATCAAGTGCCCGTTCGGTCTGCGCGACCATGCCGCCCCGGTGCCGTTCAAGATCGTCGAGGACCAGCCGCATTACCACGCCCAGATGCAGGTTCAGATGTTCTGCACCGGGAGAACGCGCTGCTATTTCTGGCAGTGGACGCCGCACGGGAATGATCTGGAGATCGTCGAGTACGACCCCGACTGGATCGCGGACAACCTGCCCAAGCTTCATGCCTTCTATCAGGAGTTCCTCGCCGAGGAGCCGGATGACCATCTTCAGGATCGCCGTGTCGTGATCGACACGCCCCGCGCGCTCCAGATGATGGCGGAGTACGATGATCTGGTCGATGCGGCGGCCAAGGCGGAAGAGCGCAAGAAGGAGCTGCTGGAGGAGCTGGTGAAGCTGTCCGGCGGGCGCAACGCGATCATCGGGCGCAAGAAGCTGACCAAGGTCGAGAAGGCCGGGAGCATCTCCTATGCGCAGGCCATCAAGGCTTTGGCGCCCGGAGCCAACCTCGAGAAATGGCGCGGCAAGCCTTCCAGCCACTGGATTTTCAAATGAGCCCGAAGGCCGAGGCACTGGCGTTTCGCATCTACCAGTATGCCCATCCGAAAGGATGGGACTGCCTCATGAGTGATGTCGCCGCCGACCTAAAGGTGAGCCTGTCGAGCGTTCGTCAGATCAGCACCATGAAGGGCTGGAACAGCCGGTTTCGCGTGGCGAAGGCCGACACCACGGCGCATTTCGGGTCGTTCAACTTCAAGAACGCCCACGACGAAGAGGTCAACCGTTTTGTCGACAGGGTGGACAATGACGAATGAAGAGAGGCTTGCAAGGATGGTCTCGATCAACCATCAGCTTCGCCGACAGCTTGAGCAGTGCCGAAAAGACGTGGTCGAGGAATGCGCCAAGATGTGCGAAACGTACTGGCCATATCCGAGCGACAAAAAGGCCGGAGAATGGGTTTTGCGGCCCATCCCTGAGCACATTGAAAGCACTGTCGGTAGCCTTTACGCCGGCAAGCTTAGGGAGATGATCGGGGAATGACGGCATTCACACCATCCCGAGACAATCGCGGATTTCCTGAGGTCATCTGCACTTGCGATGATTGCGGCGTTCAGAAGAGCATCCGGTGCGACACGCTGAACCGGTCGCGCGACAAGACAAAGGTCGAGCCCAATATCGGGCAGGCCGTGACGAAACTGGCGGCAGACGGATGGACTTTTGTGAAGCAAAAGCTCCGCTGCCCCGAATGTGAAGCCAAAAGGAGGAAGCCAGTCGTGGCGAAAGAACCGACCGTCATCGAGATCGTGCCGCCGCCGGTCGCGCCCACGCGCCAGCCCACGCGGGACCAGAAGCGTCTGATCGTCGCCGCTCTGGAGGAGGCTTACGACGTCGCCAAGCAGCGCTACCGCGACATGGAGACCGACAAGACCATTGCCGAAATGCTGGGTGATGGCATCATGCCCGGATGGGTTGGCGCCGTCCGGGACGACATGTTCGGTCCTGACGGCAACGAGGAGATGGTCGACTTCGCCAAGCAGGTCGCAGATTGGATGGGGGTCGCCGACCGCGCCCTCGCACGGGCGAACGAGGCCATCGCTGAGATGGTCGCCGCCCGCGCTGAAGTGAAGAAAATCGGCCAGCGCCTCGACAAGATCGTCGCGGCCATCGGCCCCAAAGCGGAGAAGCTCTGATGCTCGGCCTGTTCAAGAAGAAGCCTGTCCCTGCCCCCAAGCCCGTGAAGCCCAAGCGGGTCGCCGTCCACTGCCCGGATGGCAAGACGGTGGTCCATTATGCGGCCTATCGCCGCTTCCTGTCCGGCGGCGGCCTGTGCCTGCACAACAAGGAAGACGGCGGCGAGGTGGTCGCCGACTACGCGCCGGGCGCGTGGTCCTCGGTCTCCTGCGGAAAACGGAAGGTGTCGGCATGACTATCGAAGCAAAGGTGATCGCCCGGAGCAGCCACCCGGGCTGCCCGGACCTCTTCTCGGTGCAGGCGCGCTATCCGCGCTTCATCCACCCGGAGGTGATGACCCATCGCGTCTTCTCCCGGTCAGCCAGCTCCAGTCGGGCCGTGCCGATCTGGCGGATGATCCTGAACGTCCTGCGCGACCCGGCGATGCCCGTGTCGTGGGGCCGCAACAAGCCGGGCATGCAGGCCGGGGCCGAGCTGGGCGGGTTCCGCCTGTGGGTCGTCCGCACGGTCTGGATGCTGGGCTGCTACATGGCCGTGGCGCTGTCGTGGGTCGCCATGATGGCTGGGGCGCACAAGCAGGTCGTGAACCGCATCCTTGAGCCGTGGTCGCATATCAGCGTGATCATCACGGCCACCGACTGGGACAACTTCTTCGCCCTGCGCATCCACGACACCGCCGACCCGACCATGCGGGCGCTGGCGGAGGCAATCCGGGATGCGATGATCCAGTCGGAGGCCGCCCCGGTGAAGACCGGCGGCTGGCATTCGCCCTACAACCCCGACCCGCTCGAGAGCGCCGCGCATTGCGCCCGGGTCAGCTATCTGAACCACGACGGCTCCAAGGTGTCCTCTCAGGCGAACAGGAAGCTGGCCAAGGCCCTCCTCGACCTGAAGCACATGTCACCCTTCGAGCATCAAGCCAGACCGACGCCCGGCAAGCGCCATGCAAACCTCGAAGGCTGGCAGTCGCATCGTACGATGTTGGGTGCGTGATGGCGCGCGTCCGTTGCCCGAAGTGCGGGGCCAAGGCCAACATCCAGCACACCCAGTTCGGCATCAGGACCAGCCACTGCGACCTGTGGGCTTGGGGTGATGCTCCGCTGGTGGACCGCGAGACGCATGAAGCAAGGAAGGCCGCCCACGCGGCCTTCGACCCCCTCTGGAAGAGCGGCAAGATGTCGCGGGGCGAGGCCTACCGGCTCCTGCGGGAGAAGCTCGGGCTGACCGCAGGCGAGTGCCACATGAAGGTCATGGATGCCGCGACGGCGGGGCGCGTCCCACAGGCTGTCAGGGAAATCCAACAAGAAAATGATGTTGACGCGACATAATGATGTGCTAGAAAGCACAAAGAATTAGGAGATCATCATGCTGCGCCCCTATCAGCAGGAAGCCCACAACGCCATCATCGACTGGGTCAAGCGGAACCGCGCACCCTGCTGCATCGAGGCCGCGACCGGATCGGGCAAATCCCACATTATCGCCGCCGTGGCCGACACCATTCACGAGATGTCGAATGGAAAGCACATCCTGTGCCTTGCCCCCAGCGCCGAGCTGGTCGGGCAGAACGCCGAGAAGTTCAGGGCGACCGGCGCGCGCTGCTCGATCTTCTCCGCCAGCGCCGGGCAGAAGAGCCTGAGGTACCCGGTCGTCTTCGGGACGCCGGGGACGGTGAAGAACTCCATCAGCCGCTTCGGAAGCAATTTCGCCGCCGTGGTGATCGACGAATGCCACGGCATGACGCCGACCGTGAAGAGCATCATCGAAGCCATGCGCGAGGCAAATCCCAACCTGCGCGTCATAGGGCTGTCCGCGACCCCCTATCGCATGGGGACCGGGTACATCTTCGGCCAGTGGCCGGACGGCAGCCCTGTCCGCGAGGACCAGTGCAAAGACCCCTACTTCGCCGCCTGCGTCTATCGCATCCAAGCCTACGAGCTGATCGAGCAGGGCTTCCTGACCCGGCCCACGGTCGGCCAGATCGGCGCTGATGGGTACGACACGCTGAGCATGACGCTCAATTCCCGGGGGCAGTTTGACACCGAAGCCGTCGACCGGGCGTACCATGGGCAGGGCCGCAAGACCGCCGCCATCATCGCCGACATCGTCAGGCAGGCGATGTTCCTGCGCGGCGTGATGATCTTCGCCGCCACGGTGCGACATGCCGAAGAGTGCATGGAGAGCCTGCCGGCTGGGATGTCCGCCATCATCACCGGGGAGACCAAGAAGGCCGAGCGCGACCGGATCATCCGGGACTTCAGGGCTGGCCGGATCAAGTATCTGGTGAACGTCGCGGTGCTGACCACCGGGTTTGACGCGCCGCATGTCGACATGGTCGCCATCCTGCGCGCGACCGAAAGCGTCGGCCTGCTCCAGCAGATCATCGGGCGCGGCCTTCGGATCGAGGAGTTCAAGGAGACCTGCCTGATCCTCGATTACGCCGAGAACCTGCAGAGGCATTGCCCGGACGGGGACGTGTTCAATCCAAAGGTCGAGGTCACCAAGGGAGATCAGGAGAAGGTCTTCCTGACCTGCAAATGCCCTCTCTGCGGCGTCGAGAACGAATTCTCCGCACGCCCCAACGACGACGGTTACCAGATCGACGAGAACGGGTACTTTGTCGATCTCGACGGAAACCAGATCGCCACCGACTGGGGCTCGATGCCTGCCCACTTCGGGCGCCGCTGCCGCGCCACAGTGAACATCGCCGGGGACCGGGTCCAATGCACCTACCGCTGGACCTTCAAGCCCTGTCCGCATTGCGAGGCCGAGAACGACATCGCCGCCCGCTACTGCATCGCGTGCAAGGGGGAGATCGTCGATCCGAACGAGAAGCTGAGGATCGACTTCAAAGCGATGAAGCGCGACCCGACACAGCGCCAGACGGACGAGGTGACCTTCTGGACGAAGCGAAGCCATATCGCCCGAAGCGGAAAGGAGACGTGGCGCTGCGACGTGGTGACCAAGTACCGGTCCTTTTCCTTCTGGATCATGAAGGAGCCCACCCACCACCGGGCCCGCGTGGAGCTTGCTATGCTGGAGGCTTTGGGCGAAGATGATCCCCTGACGATTACCTATCAAAAAGACCCTGAGACCGGTTTCTACCGCGTCTTCAAATTCAATGGACCAGCTGATGCACCTCCCGGATGACATCGAAATCTACGGCGATACGACCTATCGGGGGCCGTGCCCGAAAGAGGCTCTGGAGCAGGTGACCTTCTTCGGTCGCCTGCGCCGCCAGTACCCGGACACGCTGGGCCTGATCGCCTTCCATGTGCGCAACGAGGGCAAGCGGCACCTGCTGCAGGCCGCCAAGGAAAAGTCTGAGGGCATGACGACCGGCGCCGCAGACATCATCATCCCCGGCGCGCCCACCTTCATCTGCGAGCTGAAGAGGCGCGACCACACCGCCTCCAGCATCTCGGATGAACAGCTGGCCTTCCTGAGGGCCGCCAAGGCCCGTGGGAGCTTCGTGTGCATCGCTCTGGGGGTAGATGCTGCTTGGGAGGCGCTGCATGCCTATCTGGCGCGGTAGGCGGCCCAGCGACCGCATCAAGGCTGTCCTCATGGGCAAGGTAGCGATGGAGGACGAGGAGGCCGGCATTCAATCGGCGTGCAGCAAGCACATTTACGATGGCGCGAGGTCCATTCTTGCGATACCAGACAAGGAGAAGCGCCGACGGGCACTGGACAAACTTCCAGCTATGATCCGCCCCCATGTCGAGCGCGAGGTGTTTCGGCTATTCATGATCAAGGGGAAAAAATGAGGTTTCTGGTCACGCTGAACATGCCCTCCCGGAAGGGGGAGCTGGTTCATCAGGTGGTTTGCGAGCACGAAGCTGAGACGCTCGAGGAGTTCATGGACGCCCTGAATGAGTGCGACTTCATCATCGTTCAAGAGTTCTATCGGAAGCCCGAGAGCGCGGGCTTCTTCCCTGTCGGCATGACCATCCTGAACACCATGCACATCGGCAAGGTCAAGGTAAGCCCTTAACCCTCGTACCAAGCGAGCAGGCCGCTCCCGGTTACCATGTAATAGGCCCCCGGGGGAACGAAGCTTCCGGTGTATGCGTTCGCTTGGTTCGTGGAGATGATCGGCTGCATCGAGGCCGTGGTCGGCCCGATCCAGAACGCCGCGCCATTGGCGGAGATTTGCGCCGACACAAAAAGCCATCCGGTCGTCGTGTTCTGGTACTTGGTCCCGAGAACGCGAGAGGCCGTGACGTTGGCGATGGAGCCGCCTTGGAAGGTGCGAGAGGCGAACTGCTGCTGCGACCGAAGCGGGGTCATCAGGGTGCTGTTGTCCGTACCGGCCTGCGCCTGAGCCTGCGTCGCCAAGGTCGGCGTGATCCCGTTGATGGTGGCCGTGTTCCCGCCGGACGCATCCTTGTAGTTTGCGCAGCGAACCTGACCTCCCACGGTCACATTGGTCCCATCCGTGGTCAGGTTGGGCGACCCGACCAGAGAGCCGGAGCTGTTGTAGATGACCTGCGTCGTCGAGCCGGCGGTGAAGGGCGTGTCGGCGAAGACCACGCCGCCAGCCGTGCCGTCCGAATAGATCGACCGCGTCGTGCCGCGCTCAATTTTGACGGGGGTGCCGCCGCCCGCGCTGACCATGTACAGCGACCACGGGCCGCCGGTGGCGTCGGTCGTGGAGTTGATGACCACCCACTGGCCTGCGGTCAGCAGGGGCACCTGCAGCGTCAGGTCGGCGGTCAGGGCGCCCACGCAGCGAAGAGCCATGTTCCCCATGTCGGAGGAGGTGAGCACATAGCTTCCGGAGGTCGCGGTGATGTTGACGGCGGTGCCGAATGCCTTCTCGATGGCTGCGAAGTTCGCGTTCAGCGGGACGTCCCAGTTCAGGGTGCCCAAGGCCGGAGAGGTGATCCCTTTGGTGGTGGTCATCAGATGCTCCTGTTCGCAACTTCGAGGGCTTGGGCGACGGCGTCATCCGACTGGTTCAGGAGGGCTTCCGTCTGCGCGCTCTGCCCCTTCTTAGCACGTTCCGCCGCCCGCACCAACCGGTCAGCCTCAGCATCATGGTCGCCACCCACACGCCCGCCGGATTTGCGCTGCACGCGGTCCTCCTGCGTATAGGGCAGGGCGCCCACGAGCGAGCCGATCTGGTACGGATTGACGAAGAGGTTGGACGCCTTGCCGGCGCCGCTCTTCAGGGCGGCCTGCCCGAGGGCACTCATGGTGAAGGGGTGGGTCACCTTGCCGAGGCGCCCGAGGACCGTCATGGCGCCTTGAGCGACGCCAGCCGGAGTGCTGAAGGCGCTCGTCATCATGGCGTTGGTCACGTCCTGACCAAAAGCCTCGATGCGCTTCAAGACGGACGCCTTGTCCATCGCCGGGTGGCCGCCATAGTACGTCGCAGCGTGATCGACGATCCGGCGGAAATCCGGGCTGACGCCCGGGATTTTGTCCACGGCGCGCTTCAGGTCGTCGGAGGCAAAGACCATCGCCGAGGGGCGTCCGGAATTCTCGATGGCGCTGCGAACGGCAAGGAAGTTGGCATAGTCCTTGCGGGCGCGCAGGTAGTTCCCGTAGGCCTCTGCGGGGACGATCCCGAACTGGGCCGCATCGTTCAGGGTGCGCTCGATCATGCCGTCGGCCAGCTTGCCGATGGTGATAGCGGCGTCCTTCGCGGCCCGGTTCGCATTCGGGCTCACCGAGAGCTCCCAAGCGTCGCTCCTGATCTTGTTGATCTCGGAGGGCGTCAGGTAGGGCTTTTCGCTCAGGTCTCCCAGCCACATCTGGATCAGGTTCCGCGACCCGTCGTCGGAACCGAGGACGTAGCGGGACATCTCGCGGCTGCCGGCGATGCCACGGTCGGCGCTTGTGACGGGGTAGGACAGCCCGTCGATGTTCTGCTCGATGCTGCTCCCGATGGATGCCCCGATGTCATCCAGTTGCTGCGGCGTCGGGGGAACCCCGCTGTCCCAGCCGATCTTGCGGTAGGCGTAGTCGAGGAGGCTCTTTTGCTGGCGGGCGATCTTGTCCGAAAAGCCGAAGGAGGAAGCCTCGCGGGCCAGAAGATCGGGGTTTTGCGTCATCTGCCCAGCCGTCGGCGCCTGCAGGCCGGCCTTGACCATCTCGTCCGCATTCTCGGCGGCGAGGGCCTCCATGGGCGCGCTGGTGGCGCCCATGGCGCGCTGCGCGATGCCCGGGGAGAGAAGCTCGGCCCCGATCTTGGCGCCGGCACCCCAAGCCTCCGGGTTCTTCAGGCCGATGGCCCGGGCGAGCCCCGTGCCGCCCTTCTCCGCAGCAACGCCGGCCACGCCCGGAACGACGGCGCCATAGGTCAGGGCGCTCGGCAGCGCGGAGGCGCCCCCGGTCATGCCGACAGCCGCCGCCGCAGGAACCATGGTGCCGATGTTCTTCGCCGTCTCCCCAAGGTAGGTCTTGGGCTTGTAGTCGGTATATCCGCCGGTCAGGTCGGAGATGCCCTTCGCGACATCTGCGCTCTCCGGCCCGCTGGAAAGCAGGCTGAGCCCGGGGATGCTTTCGTAGAAGTCCCGCAATCCAGAGCGGAAGGCCGACTGGAAATCTTCCGATGCGCCGGCGCCCTTCATGGCAAGGTCAGCGGCGCGCCCTGTGATGTCGCCATAAGCCTTGGGAAGGCCGGCCAGTCCAGCGGTTCCCTCCGCAAGGCCCGAGGCCCCGCCGCGCAGCACATCCTCTCCGGTCGAGACGGGTGCGGGCCCGGCGATGGAGCCAGCGCGCGGCGAAATGGCCCCGGGGTTCACAATGGACCCGGCGCGAGGGACGATGGTCATTTATTGGAACTCCCACTGGCCATTTTTGAAGATGATCGGCTTTCCGGTCGCGTCGTCGATACCGGTGGCCCCTTCCTGCACGGCGGAGGCGGAAACCCCCAGAGCCTCGGCGAACCTCGGACGCTGGGCCTCGATGAACGGGCCGATGGGGTGGGTGGCGCGATATTCGCGCTCCAGCTGGGCGAGGTTTGCGGTGGGATTTTCGGTGGCCGACTTGTTCAGCTCCGTGTACATCTCCCGCTGGTAGTCGTTGATGCCCGCCTTGATGGCCAGAATTTCAGCCATCGAGCCCTTGTCCATCGTCGGATTGACGGTCGAGCTGACGATGTTGTTGATGTAGGTATTCGTGTTGGTGTCGCCGCCGATTTCGTTCAAGCTTTGACGTGCCTCATCAGCAACCAGCTTGGCCATCATGTTGTAGTTGGTGGTCATGCTGTTGGCTTCGCTGAGGCCGAACTGGGTCGCCAGTCCAGCAATCGGGGCGAGGAACGGCGCCGCAGGCCCGCTGGTGGGCAGCCCGGCGGCGACGCGCGCCATTTCTTCGATGCGGCGATCCTGATCGGAGACGCTGGTGAGCTTTTCGGGCAGCGACGTCAGGATCGCATTCGACCGCGTCAGATCGGAAGCGGTCTGGTTGCCCGCGAACTGCATCTGCGAATAGGTCGGGTCGACCACCGAACGACCGTTGACGTCGACGATCTGCCCGTTGGCGCGCTCGATGTCGGCGATCTTCTGCTGGACACCGACAAGCGTGGACGGATCGACGATGCCGAGGGAGACCTTGGACTGAAGCTCGTTCTCCAGCGCCTTCAGGTACCCATAGCTCTGGCCGGCCTGCACCTGAACGCCGCCGGGCAACGAGATGATCTGGGTCATGCCGCGACCGAAGATGTCGAGGGGAACGCCCTGATACGACGGTGCGGGCGAGGTCTGCGCGCCCGGAGCCGCCGGGGCGCTCGGGCCGCCGATCATGGACGCCGCGCCGCCGCCAAACTGGGCCGCAGCCCATTGGTCGAAGGGACGGGTCTCGCCGAGGGCGACCTGCTGCTGGTACATGGCGCGGGCGTTCCGGCTGTTCATCATGGTCTGCGCAACGCGGGTCGGCTCCGCCGCCTGCAGGTCCTGATAGGCCGCCGCGCCACCGCCTACGCCCTGCAGGAGCGCAGCAATGGGGGAGATGGTGCGGGACGACGCCATGGTTCCGAGGCCGGCAAGGATCGACAGGACGGCATTCCGGTCAAGCTTGTTCGTGGCGGGGTTGTAGAGGAACTGCCCGATTGCGTTGCGGTCCTCGTACGGCTTCACGCCTCCGGGGGCGGCTTCGACCGGGGTCTGAGCGGCGCCAAGGCCGGCGCCCGACTGGGGCTGAGCGGTGGCGTCCCCCGAAAACTTTGCGACATAGGCCTGCGTCTCGGCGGGCAGGTAGTCCAGATAGGTGCCGCCGAGGGCGGTGGCGCGATCCATCGCGGAACGCACGGCGCCGGGCCCGGCATTGTAGGCCGCCGCCGCCAGATTGGGGTCGCCGAACTGGCGCAGCTGCTCGTTGAAATAGGCGCGACCCAAGGCGAGGTTGTAGTCGCGGTCGTACATCCAGCGGTCGCGATCCCACGGGAGACCGGCAAGCCTCGCGGCCTCCGGGCCGGTGCCTTCCATGACCTGAGCGGCGCCGACAGCGCCAGCCGAGGAGGTCACCGGGCGACCGGCTTCATCCGTCTGACGACCGCCGCTTTCGATGGGGACGATCTTGGTGTCGAAGAGGCTGGCGGCGGGGGCGGCAACGCCGGTCGACTTTCCGAATTCCGGCGCAGGGTTGACCTGAACCGGGGCCGACAGGCCGGTCGGGCCGCGACCAAGCGCAGCCATCGTGTCGGATGCGACGTCGGCGCCGGCAAGGCCAGTCGGGCGCGGCATGGGGCGCTGCGTGGAGGAGATGCCGTCCTGCGGGGCGACGATGGGCTGGCGGGTCAAGAGGTCGAGCGGGCGCGGCATGGGCCGCTGGGTGGACGAGATGCCACCTTCCGGAACGACGACCGGCTGGATGGGCCGGTCCATCCCGGGATGACCGCCGGTCTCGTACCCGTGGCGGTCACCAGCCACGCCGCCGGAGGCCAAGAACTTGGTGGCCAGAGAGACCACCTGTCCAAGGCCGCTCGACCGCTGCTGAGGGGGCTCGGCGACCGCGAGCTGACCGACTGGAACCTCGACCTCCGGGACATAGCTGTTCGAGCCCGACACGCCGCCACCGGTGGCATAGCCTTCGACGCGACCGCCGGAGGCGAGGTTGCCGAAGATGCCGAGCGGCTGGGTGGACGTCGTGGTGCTGCCGGACGCCGTGCCGGTGCCGATGGCGATGTTCGCGAGGAACTGAGCGACTTGGAACGGATAGCCCTGCTCCTGCATGAACCGCTGGATCATGGCGTCCTTGCCGGCCTGCTCGGTCTGCTGCTGCATGGAGCCAGCCGCGATCTGGGCCTGAGCGCCCTGTAGGCCGAGGCCTTGAGCCTGAGCGCCGAGGTTCGCCAGCTGCTGCGCACCTTGAAGCTGGACGCCCTGCTGCTGCTGGGCGGCGCCGAGGGCCTGCCCATAGCCCTGCTGGTAGATGTCGGCCATCGCCTTGCCCATGGCCAGCTGGTTCTGCTGGTTCAGGTTGGCCGCCGCGATACCGGCGCGGTCCCCACCGAAGGCGCCGGACATCGCCGCCGCGCCAAGGGCACCAGACTGGGCCTGCTCGTTCGACTGGCGCATCAGGGCGGCGGTCGTGTCAGCCACATTCGAAAGGTAGGGCGACATGTACTTTTGGATGTCGGAGGCGCTGAGGCCGCCCATGGCGCCTTGGGTGGCGCCGGACGCGGCGCTCAGATAGGGCTGATAGGAGCCGGACGCTTGGTTCACGCCGGAGATGCCAGCCATCTGCTGGGGGTTGATCTGGGCGACATAGTCGGCGGCGGTCGTTCCGAACGACTGGAACGGCTTGCTGGCGGCAGCCTCGGCCTTGGCGTTGACGGCGTTGTACCGGGCCAGAACCTCGGGCGGGATGGTGACCTGAGAGGTCGAGGTTGCCTTCTTTCCGCCCATCGCGTCTACCCTTTTTCCAACCCGGTTTTGGCGTTGTACAGGAAGTACACCCCGGCAGGGGCGCCGAAAACACGCTCATAGAGACGGATTTTCGCCTCAGTCCTTGAATTGGACAATACCCCAATCGCGAGGGGAATGCCAAGTTTTTCTGAGACGCCCTTGGCCCACTCGGCAAGCTTCCTTGCGCGACCGCCCTTCGCCGACCTGAACTCGGGGGCGACGTAGATGGCTTTCTCCTCAAGGATCAGCTCGGGGCTGTACCAGAGGGAGCCGATGCGGAGGACGATTGCCCCCTCCAAGGGCTCGCCCGGGCCGCCGCCGATTACGCCCGCGACCCCCATCTTCTTGGCCAGTGCAGCGTACATGTGCTGCGCCAGCATCATCTCGTCGGGATTGACGAAGGCGTTCTCTTTCGTCGCATCCATGGCCAGTCGCATCAGCTCTGGGAAATCCTCGACAACGCCCTCCCGGACGAAGACTTCATCGCTCATGTATCAATCCTTCTTGGGACCGGGCAAATTCTGCAGGGTCTTGATGGTTTTCAGCCGCATCTTCCTCACGAAAGCATCCAAAATCTTATGGCCGTGGTCAAGATCGCCGCCGCCGATATGGATGACGTCCTCCGGGGGTATCACATATTCACCGCCAGCCGCAACGATGGGAACTCCGTCGGCGACGCCGCCGGAAGCGCGGGGCACATAGCTCTCCGACGGCTTCGCGCCGAGCCCCCCATCGGCGCTGGCGCCCGGGCCGCCGCCGTTGAGCATGTCGCCAAGACCGGTGTACCCACGGCCAATGGCGGAGCCAGCCAAGAAGCCGACCGGCCCGGCAACCAGTCCGCCGACAACCGGCGCCGCCCGGCCCCAGAAGCCGACATTGCCGTTTCCGCCGGCGTCTACACCGCTGGAGCCGAGCGGCTTGACGCCGAGGCCGTTCATCGCGCCGGACAACGGCCCGCCTTCGAACGTGGCGCCGGAGCGCCCCATGCCGCCGCCGTCGAACATGTCCTTGATGCCGGTGAAGTGGCCGCCCTGCGCGGACTGGGAGGCAGCGGCAGGGGCGGGGCGGGGCTGTGGCGCTCGAGCCGCCCCGCTGCTATCAGCAGCGCCACCGCCCGCCTTGTGAGGCATGGTGGCGCCATACGGCATGTCATCGGCGCCGTAGGGTGCGCCGCCGGTGACATCCGGGGCGGAGAAGATGTCCTTGGCCACCTTGAAGCCGGCCATGCTGTTGCCTTCGCCCATGGCCGAGATGATGTCGGCGGGGATGACGTAGGAGCCGGAGGCGACATTCATGGGCAGGTGGTCGGTCCTACCAGCCACAGAGCTGTGGATCGGCCCCTTGTGGACCTTTACGCTTCCGCCCGTGGCGCGACCTTGGCGCGCCGTCCGGAGCGCGGCGGCGATGGCCTGATCCTTGGGGTGGCCGGCCTTGATCATCTCGGCGATGTTGTGCGAGATGGTCTCGCGGGACGATCCGGGTTTCAGCGGCATGGTGACCTCACGAGTAGCTGACGGTGACGACCTGCCCGGTCCCGGGCGCGATCACGATACCGTTGTTGGTGGGAATGTTCACCTCGATCACGCCGACCGCGTTCGGGATGACGACGATAGGGCTCGTCGTGAAGGTGGCGACGGATGCATCGTACGCACCACCGGGCGCCGATCCGGCTGTCGTCACGACGATGCGCACCAGCCGGCCCTGACCGGTAGAAACGACGGTCGCGGTGCTGATGCCGTTGCGCACCTGATTGCCCTGCACCTGCAGATAGATTGTCCCGAGCGCGCTTATGGCGCGCACGATGTTCTGGGCGGTGGTCATGATGTCGGTAAGCGAGGCCATCAGTATTTCCCATCAGGCTGGATGCGATAGCGGATATTCCCGAGGCGCCAGAAGGAGCCGACGTCGTCGCTGGCGATCCGGATCGACACGAGACGCCCCCTGAAGCGCGGGCTGATGAAGGTGGACGCTTGGTTCACGGTGAACGGACCATAGACCTCGGGCTCCTGCTCCGGATAGTCGGTCACGAAGAAGGTGATCTTGACCTGAGCGCTCTGGTTTCCGCTCCCGTACATCCCCCACTTCATGTCGGGCCAGAGCTGGTCGACGAACGACTTCATGTCGCCCTCGTTCAGCGCAAAGTACCCGGTCTGCACATAGGACGGCATCGCCTCCCCGTTGGCGTCGTTTCCGATCTCGTGCTGGAAGACCTGAAACCCCGTGGTGCCGATGCCAGCCGCGATGGGGGCGCCCAGCACCGACTGGTCGATCCAAGCGGTGCGGGATAGCGTCCCGAAGTCCCAAGCGTTCATCAGGATGTTGTATTTCACATATTTCGTCGGCTGGCCGGTGCCGGGCGTTCCGTCGGCATTCAGGACCGGGTAGAACCATGCGATCTCCCCGAAGCGGCTGTTCGGCGCGCAGCGGATGTTCTCGGCATGGCTGAAGTCGATGTCCTGAAAGATCACGTCCCAGATCGGGCACGGGATGGGCTCGACGCCGGCGCCGGACAGACGGAAGAATTGGCTCTGGCTCATCCAGTAGACGACGCCGGACATCGACGCCGCCGCTTTCCTGCCGGTCAGGCCGCAGCCGGAGGCGATCTCGTTGAACGAATAGACGTTCGGCAGGTTGACGTACTGCATGGACCAGAGGCCGACGTCGGTCCAGATCAGGCCTTGCTGCGGCCCCTGCATGGCGCCGACGATCTTCGACCCGGTCGGGATGCGGTAAGACCCAGCCTGATTGGTGACGGTCCCGACCCACTTCGTGAAGTTCCCGATGTCGGTCCAGCGGATCAGCATGGGGTCTTGGATACCGGTGAAGGTAGACCCGTACGCGACAATCTGCCGCGCAGGCATCGCCACGAATGCACCTTCATTGACCGGCGGCGCGTTCGGGACGACGACGGCAGCTGGGGCGGACGTTGCGCTCGTGGGCGCCCAGTAGAAGATGCTGCCCATGTGCGGGCAGGCGATCAGGTCTTCACCCCAGTTGTCGAGCGTCCAGTCGCTGACGGGGTTGAAGGGCCACGTCGTGATAGAGACCGAGCCTCCGGTTCCGGGCGTCGTCGATCCTGCGAGGACGTAGGAAAAAGACCCCGGAGAAGAGGCCGTAACGACCGCGTTCGCCAGATTGTAGGTCGACGGCGTGACGCCCGAGACGGTCAGGACAGTGCCGACCGGAATGGTGTAGATGCTGCCCGACAGGTTCGCCGTGACAATTCCGGATGCACGCGTCAGGGTCGAGATCGTGAAGGTCCTGTTCCCCGTCGCGGTGACGCCGACGCCATATCCGCCGATGCCATAGCCGCCCCCGCCATATCCGGTCGGGAGAGGCGCGCCGGTGAGGCCGGTGTAGTAAACGATCTGGGCGTTCCCGCCGTTGATGAACCCGGAAGCCGTCGAGGATGCAAGGTTGGGTGCGGAGATCGTGAAGGTGTTTGCCGACGGGACGGTCTGGACGATGTAATTGCCGTAAAGGGTGATCCCGCCGACAGTCGTGGCCACAAGAACCGGATAGGTGGACCCGACAGAGAACCCGTGATTGTTCAGGGTGACCGTGACGGTCACGCTTCCTGCGGTGGTGCTGAACTGCGCCACGGCCCCCGGGGACGCCGTGGAGGTCGCCGAAACCGAATTTCCAAGGATGTCGGTAGCCGTGATGAAGTAGGAATTGGCGTTGTTCGGCCTGCACTGGTAAAAGCCGAAAAGAACGATCCCTCCGACCGAAACGTGCGTGTTGATGAAGATGCTTTCGTAGACCGTGGCGTTGCTTCCGCTGTCGGTAACGGTCACCGTGGGCGATCCGGAGGTGGTCGAGAAATTGACCGGAAGATCGGCGGTGCTGAACTGGGGCGTGATGTCGGTCGGCTGGATCGAGCTCGACCCAAAGGTCAGGGCGCTTTCGGAGCCCATGGCGAGCCTGTTCACGCCCTCGGTGTCGGACCACGCGTGCATGGCGCGGATCGGGGTGCTGGAAAGCGGCCAGTTGCTGCCATATGCCACCCATCCGCCGAGCTTTTGAGGCAAGGCGACGCCCTGCCGGTCAGGAACGAACCGGATCAGGTTGCTCTCGGAGATCGCAGCCTCGTTCAGTGCCGGGGTGCGGTTCTGGTCGACGCCGGGGATGAGCTTCAGGCTTTCATGCGGCATGGATCAGCCTCGCGTGGGGGTGGCGACGGCAGCCGGGCTCTGAGAGGACCAGCCGGAGGCCTCGAACTTCTTGCGGGCCTCTTCGACAGCCGCCGACTTCAGGAGGAGCTGGTACTGCGCCTCATAGCTCTGCGCCATTTGGGGGTCGTCCGATTGGCGCCCGAAGTTGCGCTGATAGGCCGAGATGTAGACCATCGACGCCATGATCAGCAAATCTGGCAGGTACTCGCTGATGAAGGTCACCGGGACTGATGCCGAAAGCGTCGCGGGACGGATCGTGCCGACGACCTCGACGAAGTAATTCTGATCGGGAACCGGGCCAACGAAAAACAGGGTCTCGTTGAAGGGAGCAAAGTACTTGGGCTGCGCACGATCAGCAGGAAGAGAAGAACCATAGACGGCATCGAGGAACTCCTTGGTCGTCGGAAGCAAGGGGATGCGCGCAGCGGCGTCGGGGTCGGAACCACCGCCGATGATCAGGTTCAGCTGTTCGCTGACCACGAAGGAAGAGCCGTCCGGCAGGTTCTGCGGAAACGACAAGTTCCTGTTCCCGGCGCTGAGCTGGTAGCTGGCGCCGCTGAGGGACACCGAGGTGAACATCAGGTCGAGATCGCGGCAGATGCGCAAGCTGGCGTAGTCCAGCATCATCGGGAGGATGGCGAGGAAATTGACGTCCGAGGGGCTGACGACCGCCATTTGCGCGATCTGCGTCACATAAGTCGAGTACGTCAGTCCGGCCATGTCATCACCCCTTGTTCCGGCCCAGTATAGCCCAGTTCGCCAGTCCATCCAACCTGCTTCCGCAGGCGCGCAAGGCAGAGCGATCCCGCCCCCACAGCACCTCCACCTCCTGATCCGTCATGTCCCTCTCCGGGAGCCGCGCAGGGGCCGCGCAGGGCGACGTCAGACTGGGCGGAGGGTCCAGTCGGTCAGCGCTGGTTGAGGCGCAGGACGCGAGACACAGGAAGGCAGGCAGCAGCAGGCTCTTGGGCATTGGCGGCGTCCTCCAGTTGGACGGATAGGTCGATGCGGGCGGCCTCGGCGGCAAGCCTCTGGGCCTCTTTGCGGGAGGCGAGATCGGCTGACCGCATCTGCTCCTGCTGAGCCCGGATGACGGCGCTCTTTGCCGCAGAGGAACCAGAGTGGTGACCGAGAGAGAAGCCCAGCCCAAAGACCAGCGCTGCAGCGAGGAGGGTTATTTCAAACCGTCCAAGCACATTGCCACCTCCTCCTTCCGCCGGGTGACCAGTCCGGGCAGCTTGACGCCCCGGGCGTAGACGAACTCGCCCATCTTGGTGCAGGCCTTTTCCGCCAGTCCGAGATTGTACAGGGGGGCGATCTTCTTCTGGAAGACGCCGATGCCGAGGTTGTAGGAGAACGACACGAAGGCCGCGAAGGTCTTGTCGCTCACGGGCTCGGTCAGCGCGCGGTCGACGCCATCGGCGAACTCTGCCACGCGCCCGGCGGCCATCTCCTTGCACTGGGCCAGCGTGTAGGTGTCGCCGATCTTGACGCCGCGCGTCTCGCCCATGCAGACGGTCGGAATGCCGACCGGATCGCGATAGGCCACCGTGCGGACACCCTCGAAACCAGCCAGCATGCTGATGGCCAAGGCGAGCGCTGCGGAGTGCTTCCACTTCATTTCGGTCCTCCGATGTGCGGCAGCGCGGCCCGCATGGTGACGGTGCCGGAGCCGATGATGATCAGCATGAACGGCGAGGTTTCGCCGTACGCCGCGCTCAGCACCAGCCCGATCACGCCGAGCGGGTAGAGGGCGTCTACCACCTGCAGGACGCCCGAGACGATCATCAGGATGCCGATCCAGAAGGTGGCGGATTTGGGGCGGATGTACTTCATTTGCGCAGGAACCACGTCAGCAGGCCGCCGCCGATCAGCCAGAAAGCCTTGTCGAAAACCGTCTCCACGACGCCTCTGCGGATCGAGCTCTTCTCCAGCGCCGACAGCTTGCCTTCCATCTTCGCGTGGGCTTCGTCGTAGCGGTCCATGCGCTTGAAGAGCGTCACCATCCTCTCCTCCATCCGGGCCATGGTCACCATGGCGTCAGCCAGCTGGTCGAGCTTGTTCTCGATGCGGGCGAGACGGTCTTCTGTCATCTGCTTCCTCTTCAGGCGGAGAACAGGAGATGCGTTCCAAGATAGATCGCGTCAACCTGCTGGTCGTTGATGTATGCGCCCTGAACCTCTTGGTCACCGACGAACATCTTGGTGACATTTTCCTTGGCTTTTCCGGTGATAGTCAAGGTGCCG